TAGTCTATTCCGTAGAATGCACCAACAAGGGCTTCGTCTCTAAGTACTTTCGCACCAAAGACATGAAGTCCTCTCACAATGTCACCAAACGATGTTGGGTCTCTCAACACTTCTGTTGATAGGATTGTGTTAGCAGTAGCAGTAGAAGACATGTGACCTGCCAAACATTTTCCTGCAGCATTAGATGCAGCAGCAATGTTGTTTGATTTGTACATATCAAATCCACGAAGTTTTCCACTAGAAACTAATCCGTTTCTAATTGAACCTTGTCCACCATTATAGTCGACAGATAACAATTTAGAACTAGATTGTCCTAATACTTCATAGAAATCAGGACTTGCAACAAACCAACGACCTTCTTCAGGTACGTTTTGTTCGTCTAATAGTCTTGACATTCTACCCATAAGGTCTAGAGGGTCGTGTTCGCTAGAACCAAAACCTATGTCTAGTCCACCTGTGCCATCAAAAGTTCCTGCTGATAAATCAACAGCACTATCAGAACCTAACACGTGGTTAGGTGATGAAGCAGATAAACCTGCAAACATAGTTACAAGTACAGCAGCATCATAAGCATCTTTCAATGCATAGGCAGCAGAACTTGAAGCAACTTCTTTAAAGTTGACATGTGACATATTAGTTTCAATATCATCTACGATGAATTTAAAAGCATTAGCACTATCAACTACTAAAGATGTTTCAGCATCTGTAAGTCTAGTTTCAGTTGTATCGGCATTTCTTACGTAGGCTTCTACGGAAATGACGGGTTCTTTTATTATTTTTACTGAGTCTCCGAAAGCAGATATCTCACCGGAATAATCGGTGTTTGTTATAGCTTCAATTACCGAGGCTTTTCTAAAAAAGTTTAAAACCTTTTTAGAGTAAACCGAAGGTAAAAAGAAACTATTAGTTTGTCCTGCAACGGAGTTCGCAAAGTTTGCGTTGGTATCAGTACTTGGTTCAAAAAATTGAGCCATGATTTTCTCCTTTGATTATAGTTTATTAATTAAACTATATAGTTTATTTTACAATTCTGCCGTGTTGCATTGCTTCGCTGATTTCACTTTCGTATTTATCAAACTCCGCTACGCTCATGGCAGAAATTTCCCTTTCTGACCAAACTTTCTCTTGCTTTGAATTTACACTAGTTGTTTTAGTGGAAACCATATCAGCAGCAGATTGCTTGGTCGGTTTTGAATTTGACTGTTTCTTATTAGAAGCTGCAATTCCAAAATCTTTTTTAAACAAATCAAGAGCACGAGAAGCTAGATCAGCATCATCAGTATTTCCTAGTATCCATTGTTGAATAGACTCAGGCTGTTCCTGTGTCCAATCTTGAAAGGTATCACTATTTTTGATATCTTCAAAATCAGGATGATTCTCCGCTAACCTTTTTAAAGCGTCTTGTTGCATTAAATGTTGTTCTCTTTCTTGGAGTTGACTAAGACGTTCTTCTAGAACTTTTGCCTTAGATTCACTTTGTAAGTGAGCTACAGTTTCTACAACTTCGTACACATCAGGATATTCTTGTTTAAATGCTTCAAGTTCTTCAGGAGACTTTGGAGTATTATATTCAGTTCTATTTTTAGTAGCTTCTTCTAATAACTCTTGTTCTCTAGTTTTAAATTCATTTAATCTAGAATCATAATGTTTCTTTAAATCATCGTATCGTTTTTTATAGTTAGGACGTTTGTAAGGTTTATCCTCACTTACTTCTTCTTCTACTTCTTCTACACTTTCAGGTTCTGCTCTCGCTTCACTTTCAGGTGTAAAAAACAAACTATCTGATGATACAAAAGGTTTTTCTTCTACTTCGTGCCAATCTTTTTTTGAATTATAAGGATTAGCTTCTTCTTCTTTTAAGACTTGTTCAGTCATTTCTTTCTCCTACTCAGGGCTTCATTCACAAGGTAGCTCTATGTCGACTAGAGGGCTTGTCTGTAAAGGTAGCCTTTCGGTTGTTGTTTGATAGAGTGCCTAATATTTTAGGGTAGCTCTACCGGTTATTAGCTTCTAACGTGTTTTTGATTTGGGTCGAGCATCATACGTTTTTTAATTTCATCGCCTACTAAGTCTTTCTGTTCTTGCCTTGAGGCACGAGCAGAGACTGTAGGTCTTGAAACTCGAATGTTTTGTTGTTGTGCAGCTTTAACTGGCATTTCAACAATCTCTTCTTCTATCTCTCCACCTTCCGCTACTTGTTGTCTTTCATCTACTGCAGCTTCTGCATCTTTCATCATAGACATTAAATTGTCTACTCCAATTTCTTCAGTTGCTTTAGTAGTAAAAACAAATTCTCCGTCCGACAACCTTGCGGGTATCGAATCGGACACTCCTGAACCCGGACCTTTAATAGGACCTGATCCTGAAAATTCATGTGCTGTCTCAATAACTTGATCAAAGATTACACTTAATCTATCATCTTGTTCTAACGCACCTATTAAATAATTTCTATCTTGATTAGATAATGTTTCCTCAACAACATAATCTACATAGTCTTCTTCCATTTCTTCGTCTGGAAGCATTGGCATTTCCATTGGTGTTTTTTCTTCTCTACCAAGCATCATTTCCATTTGAGAATCTATATCTCCACCTTCTTGATAGCCCATCCTTTCTACAACTTCAGGAGCTACTTGACGTAATGCTTCTATTCCTTTACCACCATCTTTCATTGTAGCTCTACCTGTTCTTGCACCTAATGGATTAGCTGCTTCTTGTTTAGGTCTTTTAGCTAAAACTTCTGCACGTTCTTTTTGAAATGCTTTTTCTTCTCTTTCAAGCTTTTCTCTAATAACTTCTTTGTCCATTATCATTATATCAGTACGATCAAAACCTTGTGGTCCTGCCCTAGTAATAATAGTATTTAAACTTTTTTTAGCTTCATCATCAGGCATTCCTAAATCTATAAGCTTTCGTCTTTTCTGAACAGATTTAAAAACATCTTGTCGTCTTTCTTCTCTTCGTTGAGAAGGTGTTAATTCAAGGTAGGATTTTTTTTTCATTAGTCTTCTTTCCTATTTATTGCTTCTAACACTTCATCCCTCAACTGCTCTAGGTGTACCACTAAACGTAGTTTCCCCTGACTGCGGAACATTTCCTGTTCCGATGTTGCCACCGCCAGTGCCTGTAGCTCCAAGGTCTTGAGGTGATTGAGGTGCTCCTGCAGGGCTTCCCATACTTGGAGGTTGTTGACTATCGGGGTCAGGTTCTTCGCCTGTTGTTTGTTGAGCATTTTGCATTCCTATTATTTGTGCCATTATCGCAGCTTCTTCAGGATCATTGAGTATTTCATCAGGGTCTAAATCTAAGCTATAAGCTAATTCACTTATGAGTTTAGAAATCTTAACAAACGGAGCAATAGCAGGACTTTGTGCAGTTTGTAAGAACATTGTCAATCTTTGACTTCGTACTTCTTTTTGCATCAAGCTATTTGTTCCAGTAGCCTTAACTTCTAAATCACCTTTAACATCAAGACCACCTTCAAAGAATTGCATGTTCCATTGAAAGTAAGACTCACCTAAAGGTTTTAATAAAAAATCATCTAGGTTCTTGATAACAGTTTTAATATTTAAACTTGATGCACCAAGTAACATTGACATTCCTGAAGCAGTCCTTGTCATGCTTTGTACTCCTGTTTGACCATGCGAGTAACTTGGTATACCTGTCTGTTCATCAGCAAGTTGTCTAAACTTGTCAAACATCATCATATTCTCAGGAGCAGTATTAGGAAACTTTAAGCCATAAATAGACTGTCCCGGCATTCCTGCTTGTCTTCTAAATACTTTTCCCGGATATACATCCATTGATTGTCCACCTACTAAGGCAGACTCATCTACATCAAATACTAATGAACCTGCTAATGCTAAGTTATCAATAGCCATTCTAGCGTGTCCATTCATTATTTGTTGAGAATCATCCATGTTCTCAGCTACTCCAATACCAAAAAAGTTATAAGGATTTCTTTCATATGGGAATGCGTTGTAAGGTATTCTATATGGAGCAAATGGATTAATTACTGCTCTTAGTAATTTGTCTCCACAAACCCAAGCATTTATTTGTACTTCATCTAAATCATCTATAGAGTCATCTAAATCTATACCAACTTCTCTTGCGTATTCTGCATCCATTATACCCCAATACTCAAGCACTTCAAAATTAGTTCCGTACTCTTCATCACTTCTATCGTCATCTTTAAGTTGACTTTCAAAATCTTTTTCTACGTAGTTAGCTCCCATTTGTAAACAACTACGAATTGCTTCTTCATCAAAGTAAGGCATATTTCTTAACTGCCTTAATTGACTTTTATTCATTTTATGTCTATGAACTACGTACTCACATTCTTCAATATTAGTAGCTGCAGGGTCAGGATAAAAATCCCAACAACTTACAAATTCTATACGAGGAACTCTAACCTCTAAAGGATTGTACTCTCTTTCGTCACCCTCAGCAGACCACTGATGTAATTTTTTATTAAAATTAAATGGTCCTTTAACTATTCCTGTACCTAACAAAGCAGATTCTAATAAAGCATTTCTTATTTCTGCCGAACCATTAGACTCTTCTATTTGATCATGGATTAATTTTTCCATACGTCTTGCAGCTTTTTGTGCAGGACTAATTTCAGGCATTTGAGGAATCGGAGATAAACCTTCAGTAAGATCGTCTGCAGCTTTTTGTTCTATGCTTTCTACATTTCCATATGTAGAGCCTGCTTTTAAAACTTTCCCATCTCCTTCATAGCCAACATCAAAAGGATTGTCATAATTGTCAGAAACATTACCTCTATTTTCGTCTGTAATTTCTATACTAGGTGTAGGATTTTGAGTGTCTAGGTAGGCGTTTGCTTTTTCTCCTTCAGGTAATTTAGTTTCAGCTATCCCTATAGGAAACTTACCTGTTCCAAAAATAACATCAACTAACTGTCCGAAAGCTGCTAGTACTTTTGTTTTTGTTATCTTTACAAAGACACGAGACTTTTCGCTGTCTCTAAACTTGACTGAGTTCTTATAAAGACCTCTATAGTTTTCGTAAGCCTTTAGCCATCTTGTCTCATCAGTTTGTCTAGAATCTTCTGCTGTAGCAAATCGACTTTTAATAATCCCAACAAGATTTACTTTTTGGTCTATTTCTAAATTTAAACTTTTTCCTGCTTCTCCTTCAACATCTTCATAGATATTGTCAGCATTTAGAAATGTATTTTTGTTATCTACCATAACAATTAATACTCAACTCCGAGTACTAATTCTAAATCGCCTACCGACATGTTAGGAGTAACATCTGTTCCTGATAACAGCATGAAACAGAATACACTTGTAGTTCCTGCTGCTGCTTGTAATAAAACAGGGAATCTTTGTTTAGCTATAAGGTCGCCATCAGTTGCTCCTGCTCCTTCTAGATTTACATCAAAGTTAAATACTTTACCACCACCATAAGTGTAGTCATCGGCTGACCCATCAAGTGTTAACCTTCCTAGTACTTTTGCTGCTGCAAAATCAGCATCAGATATATTTCGTGCTGAGTTAGCTGCACCTACAGATTGAGTAGTCTGACAGAAAAACAATTCCCCATCAAATACCTGAGTAGATTTAGAAATAATCATAGCTGATACAAGCTTAGAACATTCTCCTTGTTTACCTACAGCTAAAGGTATTTCTGTGTTATTAAATAAAACATCGTTGTCAGCGTACGCGTCTGCTGTGATGACAGGTACTATTCTAATAACTCTTCTTGCATTCTGATTCATAATTTTTTTCTCTATATATATATTTATTAATATCCAAACTCTGAATCAGCAGGTTTATAGATTTCTCTCTTTAAACCTCTCATTCTTTCTAACGGGCTTTCCATTCTAGGTCGGCTCATTATCATATACCTTAACGCGTCATACGCGTGGTCCGAGGCATGTGTATCCACATCCTCTGGATTTGTTTTTGATAACGGAATACTTTGCAGTTCTCTTATTAAGTTAGGACAAGTATTAAATATTTGCAATCGTGGTCTTCCGCTTTCTCTTATTTTTAAATATTCATGTATTTGGATTTTTCCTTGTACACGATTCTTATCAGCTCGTCTTAGTTTGTGTCCTGCCTTTAAAAGCTCTTCACCTACTGTTGGTCCTGTTGTTCCTGTGTTAGCCCAAGCTGCAGTATCTAACACACCATTTACAGAGAACGGGTCTTCTATCTCCATGTCAGTTATTATAGCACCTAATTCACGACCTGTCAAGCCTTTTCTGTATAATTCTCGATATATTATTAAAGTATTATCGTTCATGTCCATGATTCCCCACAAACAACATGATTCAGCAGCATAACCATAGTCAATTCCTTTAACTCTTTCCCAATGTATAGGTAAAATAAAAGGAGGGACAACATGAGTATCAGGGTCAAACTCTACGAATGCTGCACCTTCTGCTACGTCCCAGTTACCTTCAAGTAGCTGTCTTCGCTGTATAGGAGGAAGGGACTTAAGCATCTGTTCATAGATACCATCTTTAGCTAGGTATGGGTTGTCTGCTAACTTAGCAGGTATAAACTTTCTAGTTAAACCATCTTTACCTTCAAAACTTTTGTTATGTTCTTGGGGTGCAATGTATCTATTCTTTACCCAATGAGAACCAACACCACCCGGATTTGCAGTACAACGTAAGTAAGTTTTTATTTCTGGATCAGTTGTTCTTAAACGAGAGGCTAAGTAGTTCCAACTAAACTCTGTGGGTAAATGAGTAATTTCATCAAAACCAATCCAACTGTAAGCCTGTCCTTGATACCTATATACATCTGCATCTCTTTCAAGGAATCCAAATTCTACTTTAGCACCTGAGGGGAAGTTCCAAAGCTTTTCAACTTCTCTAAACTTAGCACCCGGAAATGCTTGCGGATAAAGCTCTCGGCTTTTATCTATCATCTCTCGTAGTTCTGGCATAGACCTTCTAAGGATTAATGCTCTGTGTGCTGACCTGTGTGCATAACGTAGTGGGTCTACTATCATTGCATAGCTTTTACCACCACCTGCAGCTCCACCATAAAGAACATCCTTTTCATCTGCAGCTAAGAAATCTGTTTGTGGTCCTTCGTTTGCATGGAAGATAACATGGTTACCTTTGTCAAGTTCTGCTTGAACAGATTTAGGAAGAGAACTAAGTTTGTCTTCAGTTACTACCTGCCCCGATTCTGTCGGCTTTGACGATTCATTTTCGAGTTTACCGAGGATGTCAGTTGTTTGTCGAAGTGCTTGTTTTTTTGATTTAAGTTGTCCTTCGATCTTTTCAATGGCTTTTCGTTTTTTGTTAAGGGATCGTTTGGATGCTTGTTTTGCTTTTTGTTCATTTGAGTATTGATAATTTGATGTTGCTCCAATAGGTCTACCTCCTTTCTTACGAGGTGTACCACCTTTCTTTAGTATAAAGCTTCCCTCAGAATCTGTCAAGTAAAGATGTGGGTTCTGTTCCCAATCTTTCAAGTCGTTGTTGTCGTTTTCCATATTTCTTATCTATGTGTTTTTTTAATCCTGCTGCTGTAATACTGCGTTTAGTTTTAAATTCTATCCAGTCACAAGCATCTCGTAAACTTATAGACTCGCTTGATACTAAATCTTCTGCGACTTTCAGGGCTTCTAACTCTTCTGGTACGGGTTGGAAGTAACCTTCTACTTCGCTTGTCTCGTAACCAAAAGGAATAGTAGAAGTTTTTCTTTTTATATATCCTTCTTTCATAATTGATTATGTCTCCTATGAGCAACTTTTGTTTCCCAATCTTCAATAGCTTTTGTTATACTATCTTCTGCTAGAACAGAACAATGTAACTTAATCGCAGGTAGCTCTAAAGCTTCTGCAATATCTTTGTCTTTAATAAGCTTTGCTTCTGCAACTGTCTTACCCTTTAACATCTCAACAAACAAAGTACTGGATGCTATAGCACTACCACAACCATAAGTTTTAAACTTAACATCTTCTATTACATCTCCATCTAACTTTAATTGTAGACGCATAACATCTCCACATGCAGGTGCTCCTGTCATGCCTGTTGCTACGTTAGGGTCTTCGGGGTCGAATCGACCTACTGAATGTTTGATAGGATTGTTTAAAACACTATCGAATCTTTCTAAGACTTTTTGAGAGTAAGCCATTACTTTGTAGGTTTGTTAAAAATCCTGTCAAAGTTATCCCGATACTCTTGGCTGTATACTCCGGGTCTTGCTTTAGAACCTTTACCTGCTATAGTTTTTCTAAACATGACAGGCTTTTCATCACTTCCTATTTGATTACTTTTACTCATCTTACCACTTAACCTTATCAGCCCAGTAAGCTGCAGACATCTTTCCTCTGGCTATGTTCTTTCCATGTCTAGCCTTAAAGCTTTTACGTTTAGCTTTCATCTTATCAGACTCACCTGCTTTAGGTTTACCTGCTGTACTAGCTCCTTGTTCTCCAAATCTAATCATCTTAATAGTACTACCTTCTTTGGCTAACACTACGTGAGATTTAGTAGGGTGCTGTGGTGTTCGCTTAGGTTTGTTGTAACCTGCAAACTTTTCTCCTCTATATTCAATGGTCATGATCTTTTTTTCCCTTTATGCAACCCATGTTTAGAATATTGTTTACCTTGTGCAGTAGCTTTACGTTTTGTTGTACTAGCTGCTGCTAATTTCTTTTTACCCTTTGGAGTTGATTTAAGTTTTGTTATTTGTTTTTTAGGTAAATAAACTTCTCCAGTTACTGAAGACTTCTTACCACTAGGAGTAGTATATTTATCAGTTCCCCATTTCTTTAAAGACTTTTGTGTTTTTTTAAGTACCATTACTTATAACCTCCTCCTGCTGCCTTGTATTCTTTTGCTAACATCTGAGCTTTACGTGCAGACCATTGACCTGCTTTACCGCCTTTAGTTCCTGCTTTAATCTTATTGAATAGTCTTTTACGTAATGTAGGCTTTGTATAGTTACCTGCTTCATTTACTCTAGACTTACTCTTCTTCTTCGTGGGCATACTCAACGTCCTCTGCTTGTACTTCAATGGGGGTTTTCTGAGGTAGTATAAAGATACCACCACCAGTAGAATGAGTTACATCTAACTTATCGTTCTTGGTAACTCCAACCCTGTCCAGTATTGTTTGGGCAGCAGTTAGCTTATTACTAACCTGTGGTATAGGAACATTACTATTCATGATATCAACTAACTTAAAAGCTGCAGCAGGGGCAGACCGAGCAAGGACATCGGAGGCTAACTCTATCACTTCTTGTCTTAATGATTTTATAACTTGATGATAGTTGCCTGAATATCCTGCAAGCTCGGCTGCTTTCTTTGGATCACCACCGGTTTCAATTAGATTATCTAAAAAAGACTGTTGTTTGTCCGTTAGCTCTTTAGATTTGTTTGTGGTTGTTGTAGGTAAATAACTCATGTTCCTTATTATAGGACTAGTATACTCACTTGTCAAGTTTTAAATATATTAAAAACTCCTTGACAAAATTGATTTACAACTGTATACTATATTTTGTAAGACCCCCCGTTCAACACCTACCTTTGACAAGCCCTTGTCGAGTCCCCACCAAGTCCTTTCAAGTCATTGAAGGCGGCTTAAATCTAGTAAACACCCATTTGTTCTAAAAATGTATATGATTTATATATATACCACCCCACCCCCCCTGTACCTCCTGCCTCCCCCATCACTTAACACACTTAGCAGAACTTGTCAAGCTTTTTATTTCCCTATAGCATAGCTGTGGAAATATGTCAAGTCTTTTTAAGTGGCGAAGCCCTACCATAACTTGTCAAGATTTGCAAGCTATTTATTTATATTTATTATATCTGAGAAACTTGACAAATCTGTCCAGTTCGTGTAGTGCCTAGTAAACAATCCCTAGCAAATCTTTATGCATGTGTCAAGTATAATATTACTTGTCGTGGCTCGATAGATATCCCAAGCTTATCAATACCTTAGCCCCTAATCTATAGGGTTTTTAATACTTGCTATCTTAAGTCATTCATGTATAGTTAACACATGGCAAAAAACCATGATTATAATAACTACTGTATAAATATACAGTATACCTAAAGGAGGGTAAAAAGATGAGTATAGATATAAATTTACATAATGTGCAAAGTATAGAGGTATCAGAACCTGAAGAGCGTCAAATAACTAAAGAAGATATAGGAGACTATTCAGGAATGAAACCTTATAAGTATTTCACAAAGAATCTTACTTTTGTTCAAAAAGACG